TTCGCGTACATGGCCCCGCAGCGTGACCAGGCAAAGAGGGTCGCGTGGACCTACCTCAAGGACCTGACGCGTCCGATGTGGAGCAAGCCGCCCAACGAGTCCGAGCTCAAGATCACGATCAACAACGGCCACGGCGGTGAGTCAACGATCTATGTCGCCGGCGCCGACAACTACGACGCCCTGCGCGGTATGTACTTCGACGGCGTCGTGCTGGACGAGGTGGGGCAGATCCGGCCATCGGCTTGGTACAAGGTCTTGCGTCCCGCGCTGTCCGATCGCCGCGGCTGGGCCATCTTCGCCGGAACGCCCGCGGGCAAGAACATGTTCTGGAACCTGCGCGAGGAAGCGCGGATGAACCCCCAGACGCACATGCTGCTCGAGCTCCCCGCGTCCAAGACCGGAATCATCCACCCCGATGAATTGCGCGACGCGAAGGCGCAAATGACCGAGGAGGCGTTCCTGGTCGAGTACGAGTGCAGCTTTGACGCCGCCGTGCCAGGCGCCTACTTCGCCAAGCAGATCGGTGAGGCCTACAACGAGGGCCGCATCGGCAAGCACCCCGTTGATCCCGCGTTCCCCGTGAACCTGGTCGCTGACCTTGGCTACACCGACAGCTGCTCCTGGTGGGGCTGGCAAGAGACGCGCGACGGCATCCGCATCGTTGACTTCATGGAGGACGACAACCAGCCGATTCAGCATTACATCGATTGGGTGAAGTCTCGGCCATACCTGGTCAACCCCAAAGGCATCTTCCTGCCACACGACGCCCGCGCAAAGTCGCTGCAGACCGGAAAATCGATCATCGAGCAGTTCCTGGCCAACGGCATCCGGCCAAACCTTGTGCCCGAGATGTCACTCCAGGACGGCATCGAGGCCGCTCGCATGGTGATCCCCAGCTGCTACTTCGATGAGGAGAAGACCTACGAGGGCCTCGAGCACCTGCGTGCGTACATGCGCGAGTGGGACGAGAAGACGCAGACCTACCGCAACAGGCCCAAGCACGACCAGCACTCACACGCCAGTGACTCGTTCCGGTACTTGGCTCTTGCTGCGCGTCCGACGTCGAGGAAATCGAGCCGTGTTACTACAATCTCATCACTGCCCAAAGGTGGCGCGAGCTACGCCTTTGCACTTAACGACATTTGGGACTGCCAGCAGGTGCAGTCTGGAAGGGTTGGATGATGAGTAACACCGCATCGATTACGAGCGAAAGCGACTTCGCAAATACACCAGTCGGTCTGGCCCAGAAGTGGCAGACCGAGATTCAGGCTTCGCAGCAAGAGCTGCTGAAGTTTCACCAGGACGCCAACCGCATCACGCAGCGCTACCTGGACAAACGCGACGCCTACGCCAAGGACGAGAGCAAGGTCAACCTGTTCTGGTCAACGATGCAGGTCTTGCTGTCCATGCTCTATGCACGGCCACCGAAGGCCGACGTGGCGCGTTCGTTCCAGGACTACGACGACGACGTCGCCCGCGTATCCGGCACGATCCTGCAGCGTCTGCTCAACCGCGCCTTTGACGACAACGTCTCGGCCTGGGATTCGGCGGTGCGCCAGGGCATCGAGGACTGGCTGGTGGTGGGTGAGGGCCAGATCTGGCTGCGTTACGAGGTGACGACCGAGGAATACGAAGTCCCCGCGGTGTTTGACGAGTACGGCCAAGAGCTCAGCCCCAAAGAGATGGCCGAGCGCATCGTCAATGAAGACGCGCCCTGCGACTACATCTACTGGGAGGACTTTTTCTACTCTCCCGCCCGCACTTGGCATGAGGTGCGCTGGGTTGCGCGTCGTGTGTTCATGACCAAAGACCAGCTGGTGGCCCGCTTTGGCGAAAAGATCGCTGCGCAAGTCCCCCTGGGCAACTACAGCAAGAAGGACCAGGTCAACGACCAGTCACCAAAGCACGATCCCTGGAGCAAGGCCGAGGTCTTCGAGATCTGGTGCAAGGAAAAACGCAAGGTCTACTGGTACGCCAAGGCCTGCGACATCATCCTGGACGTCAAAGACGACCCACTGGGTCTCGACGGCTTCTTCCCCTGCCCGAAACCCCTGGTGGCCAACGTCACCTCGAGCAACTTCATGCCTCGGGCCGACTACATCTTTGCCCAGGACCAATTCAACGAGCTGGACGAGATCAACACCCGCATCACCTGGCTCACTCGCGCAGCGCGTGTGGTCGGTGTGTACGACAAGAGCGCCGAGGGCATCCAGCGCGTGTTCAACCAGGGCACTGAAAACCAGCTGATCCCCGTCGATAACTGGGCGATGTTTGCGGAGAAGGGCGGCATCAAGGGCCAAGTGGACTGGGTCCCGATCGAGCAGGTCGTCAACGCCATCGATCACTTGCGCCAGTACCGCCAGGACAAGGTCATGCAGATCTACGAGGTGCTGGGCATCTCCGACATCATGCGCGGCAGCTCCAAGGCCTCTGAGACCGCGGCTGCACAGCAGATCAAGGCTCAGTTTGGCTCGACGCGTATCCAGCTCAAGCAGTTCTACATCGCTGACTGGATCACGCAGGCACTGCGCATCAAGGCAGAGATCATCTGCAAGCACTTCCAGCCCGAGACGATCATCAAGCGCAGCAACATCGAGCGCACGCCCGATGCACCGCTGGCCATGGCCGCCGTTCAGCTCCTCAAAGACGAGGAAATGAACGAGTACCGCATCAACATCGAGGCCGACTCGATGGCCGCGCTCGATTGGGCAGCAGAACGCGATGCAGCTGTGCAGTTCATGCAGGGCCTGGGCGCGTTTATCTCCCAGGTGGCGCCAATGGCCCAGGCTGTACCGCAGGCCGCGCCTGTTTTGCTGTCTCTCTTGCAGTGGAGCGTCTCCAAGTTCCGCGTCAGCACCCAGATCGAGAGCGTTTTGGACCAGGCGATCGGTGCGCTCAAGCAGCAGGGCATGCCCCAGCCTCAACCCAACCCCATGCAAGACGCCGAGGTGGCCGAGAAGCAGGCCGGTGCAGCAGAACGCATGGCCAAAGCCAAAAACACCAACCTGGAAGCGACCGCGAAAGAGGCCCAGCTGCGTGCGATGGGCGTCTTGCAGCCGCAGCCTCAGTTGCCCCCCGCGCAGCCTCAGATGCCGGCGCCCGTTCCACAAATGCCGCAAGCCGGCGGTCCATTGCAGTGAGGTAACAGATGAAAAAAGCAGAAGAATTTGTCAGCAAGGTGCTTTTTGACCGCGATGCCGCGCACATCGCGCACTGGAAGACCAAGAGCTACGCCGAGCACAAGGCCCTGAACGAGTTTTACGACGAAGTGCTCGAGCTGATCGACGGCTTTGTCGAGCAGTACCAGGGCTACTACAGCGGTCGCATGGCCATCGAGCGCGAAGCTGGCAACGACAGCAACATCCGCGACCTGCTCGAGTTTCGCTCCGAGTGGATCGAGATGTATCGCTACCAGATTTGCGACAAGGACGAGACGGCTTTGCAGAACACGATCGATGAGATCTTGCGTCTGTACGAGACCACGAAATACATGCTGACTTTGGAGTGAGGTAGGTCATGGACGCATCGGCACTCATTGACGCGTTACGCAGCAGAGCGAAAAAGTTCGTTGCGCTCGATACGCCTGACGACCAGGACCTGGCTGACGTTGCAACCGACATCGGCGCAGGCTTTGTGCCTGGTGTCGGCACGGCGCTCAGTGCGCGTGACTTTGAACGCTCCAGGCGCGAAGGCGACAAGCTGGGAATGGCTTTGTCGAGCATCGGCATGGTCCCCGTCGTTGGCGGCGCGACCAGAGCGGTGAGCAAAGCGCTCCGCGGTGCTGAAAAGGCTCCACGAATGAGCGCGGCAGAAGCTCGAGCCGCTGGCTACTGGCACCCGATCGGCCTGGGCAAGAAGTTGAGCAAGCCCTACGACGAGATGACCTACACGGCCACGCCTCTCAAGGACCTGCCAACGCGAAAGTCGATCGGCATCGAGGACCTCGAGGGTCAATACATCATTCCGGCCATTGGTGACCGCACGGCTGCCGGCAAGCTGCTCACTGAGGTGGATGGCGTCAAGTTTCAAAACCCCGTGCGGCTCGAGGGCGGGCCCGACTTCATGCTCACGCACGGCAGCCAGCCTGGCGGCTCTGTGTGGGCCAGTGGCCAGAGCATTGTGAGCAAGCTGCGCAACCGCGCTGTTGGAGCACAGCAGGCAAACCCTGATGCGCCTGTGAACCTGATGTATGTGCCGATGGGCCACGACTCGCTGAACTTCAGCACGATGCCCACAGATGCCGCGCTCGAGATGATCCGCAGCGGCAAGATCACCAAGAAGTCACAGCGTGAATTTGATGACGCCGTGCGCTCTTTGCGTCCTGAGTTTGCTGGCTTGCAGTCGCCCGAGGTGGTTGCACAGCTGCGCAACAACGGCGCCCTTCGCCACGCGTTCTTGAACCGCATGCAGCTCGATGATTTCCAGAAAGCCGGATTCCCTGAGCTGGCGTCAATTCGCAAGGCAATCATGGAGCCGTCGCTGGCCACAGTGCCCAACTACCACGGCGGCTACTCAGTGGGCCGCATCGACACGTCAAAACCGATCATCAAGAACGCGAAAGACCCGCACAGCACTTACGACACGCAGCTGGCAGGTCAAGTGGTTGGCGGCCTGGATGTGAACATCCCGCACACAAACCTGTTCCCTGACTTCTTTGCTGAACGCCGCTTGCGGGGCATGCCAGAGAGTGGCGATCGCATGGCGTTTGAGAGGTCGGCGCCAGCCCAGCTGGTGACGCCAAAACTGATTGAAGACTTGCAGCCGATTATCAGGGCGCTGCGTGAGGGTCGGTGATGCCGAGCGCTTCTTGCAGCAGGGTGTAAACGACATGCAGACACTGCTCAGTCTCTGGTTTGTACGGGTGAGGGCCGCCCTCGGGCTGCTCCGCATCCACAGCCAGGTGGATCGCTTCAACGATCGACTCGTAGGTTTGTTGCTTGTCCATAGAATCAACTCCTTTATTCACTGATGAGTTTATCACAACATGACTAGAAGACGCTGGATTCAAGACAGAAAAACAGGCGAGCTGATCGAGGTCACCGCCGACTACCAACCCGAGCTGCGCACCGACTCTGGCGCCCTCTGGGGCGACAGCAGCTACGCGGGCATGAAGGCGCCAGATGGCACTGACATCTCCTCGCGCACAAAGCATCGTGAGTACATGAAGGCCAAGGGCCTCACCACGATGGACGATTTCACAGGATCTTGGGCGAAAGCCAAAGAGAGCCGCGAGCGGTACATGACCGAGGGCGGTTCATTCAAGCGTGCCGACATAGAGCGCGCAATTCATCAACTTCAAAACAAGAGATAAACCATGTCAGAACCCACGACAACCATGCGCGATGCCCTTGAGGCCGCATTCGAAAAAGCAGACGAGCCGCTGAAGACAGCGCCGGCACCCGAGCCCGTATCAGCCCCGGAGCCGATCGACGCAGGCGAGCCCGTCGCAGCTGATTCCTCTGAGCCAGCAGCAGATCCCGCCGCAGCGCAGGATTTGAATGCGCTTGCTGAAGAAAAGCCCGTTGATAACGAGCTCGTTCAACAACCAGAACGTGACGAGCAAGGAAAATTTAAAAAGACCGAAGGCGTGCAGGCCGGACCCAAGTCCCAGCCGCGTCAACCAGGCGAAAGGGCCCCCGCGTCCTGGCGTCCTGACATTCGAGAGCACTGGAGCTCACTACCTGAGCCTGTGCGTGCTGAGATCCAGCGCCGCGAGACCGAGGTTGCACGCACGCTCCAGGAAACCGCCGAGGCACGCAAGACCGCCGAGGCAGTGATGAAGACGATCGAGCCTTACCAGGCGTTCATCAAAGCTGAAAACAGCAACCCGCTCCAGGCGATCGACAACCTGATGGGCACTGCGGCGCGTTTGCGCACCGGCACGGCGCCCGAGCTCGCGCAGCTGGTGGCCGGCATCGTCAACCAGTTTGGCACTGGCCGCTTTGGCAATGGCTTCATCGAGATGCTCGACAGCGCCCTGGCTGGCCAGACGC